CTTGCTATACGATTTGGTCGTAAAGCAAAAACTTTAATTGATAGTCCAGAGTATCAAGAAATATTTAAAACAAAATTAAAAGAAGATTCGCAAGCCGCGGGCAAATGGGAAACACAACAGGGTGGTGAATACTACGCCGCTGGTGTTGGATCAGCAATCACGGGCCGTGGAGCGGATTTACTTATCATCGATGATCCACACTCTGAGCAAGATGCGTTGAACGTGACTGCACTAGAACGTGCTTATGAATGGTATACATCTGGTCCAAGACAACGTCTACAACCAGGCGGAGCGATTGTAGTGGTAATGACGAGATGGAGTATGAAAGATTTAACCGGAGCGTTGATCAAATCACAAAAAGAATTAAAGTCGGATCAATGGGAAGTTATTGAGTTCCCAGCTATTATGCCATCGGGTAAACCTGTCTGGCCTGGGTATTGGAAACTAGAAGAATTAGAATCTGTTAAAGCATCGCTGTCTGTTGGTAAATGGAATGCACAGTGGATGCAGAACCCTACATCAGAAGAAGGTAGTTTAATCAAAAGAGATTGGTGGAGAGTTTGGGATAAGGATTATATACCAAGATTAGATCATATCATTCAATCTTATGATACGGCCTTTCTAAAGAAAGAAACAGCTGACTATTCTGCTATTACCACATGGGGTGTATTTACTCCTGCAGATGGTGTAGCACCTAATTTAATTTTATTAGATTCACACAAAGAACGACTAGAATTTCCAGAACTTCGTAAAGTAGCCCTAGAACAGTATAGATATTGGAAACCTGATACAGTCATTATAGAGGCCAAAGCCAGTGGAATGCCTTTAACTTATGAATTGCGTAAACTTGGTATTCCTGTTATAAATTACACTCCTAGCAAAGGAAACGATAAACATGCTAGAGTTAACGCTGTATCACCGATGTTCGAGTCGGGGATGATTTGGGCGCCCGATGAAAAATTCGCAGAAGAGGTAGTTGAAGAGTGTGCTGCATTTCCATATGGAGATCATGATGATTTAGTAGATAGCACAACACAAGCAATAATGAGATTTAGACAGGGAGGATTTATTGGACACCCCGAAGATGAAAAAGATGAAACCCAACCTAAAACTGAATATGAATATTATAATTAATGAGTAAAATTAAATTTGGCATAGCCGCACTAAAAGCAGCAGAAGAAAATTATCAAATTCTATTAGAGAGATTACTTAAAGGATATAAAAAATTTACAGGTAAAGAAGCTGAAGGACTTGATAGAATTAAAATACAACAAGAAGCTAAAAAACGTGCTGAAGATTCTGCAAAAGTTGTAGACATGGAAGGTAGAAATTTAGATCCTTCTAAAAATATTATGGGTGGTACTCAAGACTTTGAAGTAGAAGAAAGTTTTAGTTTAAGTAATAAACCAGCTAGAGCAGGTTTTGGTAAACCTCCTACACCAATTAATAAGAAAGTAGCAGATTTAAAAGAAAAAGAATTAATGGAATCTAAAACTCCTTTTACTGATAGAGTTCAAGCAGAGATTGGTGATGTAAAACTTTATGGTGATGAAACTTTTGATGAATTAGAAATTATAAGAACTACAGGCAAACATCCAAGAATTGAAAAAGAAGAAATAGAATTGTTTCCAGATATGAGACCTCCTAAAGATCCAGAATTTGCATTAGGTGGAAGAGTAGGTTTACAATTAGGTGGAATACCTTTAACAGAAAAAGGTCAAAACATTTATGATTCAATGACAAGAGCAGGTTTTGATGAGATGGCCATTGCACAAGCTTTAGATGAACAACAAGTAGCACCAGAAATAACAACACCTGGTTTACAACAAGAAGCTGTAGCACCTCCAAGAATACAACCTATACTTCCAATTAATCAAGGCGATAGTTCTGGTATAACTACAAATATAAATAGAAGTAATCCAAACTTTGATTATGAATTTGCAGCATTAGGAAATTTAGCTAATCCTAATAATGTGGCTTTAACAGAAGAAGAACAAAAACAACTTAACTTTCAAAAAGGAAAAGATGGTTTAATGAGCTTTGCTAAAGGACTTGGTTATGCCATAAACCCATTAGGGTTCTTTGCTAAAAAAGGATATGATTTTTATCAGAATAAAGTTCGAGATGCTCAATACCAAAAAGATAAAGCAGATACAATGAAAAAAGTTCAAGAAGAAAAAGCTTTGGCTTTAGCGGAGGAAGCTAGAGTTGCTAATGAACGTCAGGTATTAAATAATTATTTTGGTGGATCAGGAGCTGGTCCTGATAATAGCAGATATGATGGAGCAGATACTTCTGAACAATATTCTGCTGATCCAACTTCTTACTCTGGTTCTTTTGCTAAAGGTGGACTCGCTACAATGTTCGTAAGGAAAAGATAATGGCTGTAAATTTAACTGCAAAAGTAGGTCAAAGAATATTAGATTATTTGTCATCTTTACCAAAAGATTCTGTGGTTAATATTGCAGAAGTAAAAAGAAAATTTAATGTTGCTCATGATACAGTAAAATCAAGACTTGATAAAGTTAACAAAGAAAAAGGATTAAATTTAACATCAGGAGGTTCAGGAGGAAGTAAAATTGAAAGTTCAATTTTAACTGACAAGGAAAAAAATATTTTTCAAAAAGGATATAATAAAAAAAATATTGCTCAAATGGCAACTGAAATTACTGGTTTGCCTTATGACAATAAGATTACAAAAGCAAAACACGCACAACTATATAGATATAGTCTTACTCAATCTAAATTAGGTAAAATAGATCTTAAAGAAAGTGTAAAAGGAGTAAGACCAAAAGGAACAACTCCAGAAGATTTAAAAGGTTTTGGTGCATATAGAAAAGCACAAAAAGACTTAATGAATTTAGATCCTGATCTTTACAAAGATTTAACTCCCGCGCAAGTTGATGCAAGATTAAAAAAAGCAATTAATTTTTCAAAAGTATCAGGTTCTATGGATAGAAAAGCTATTCCTTTATCTTTGCATCCAAGCTTTGAACATTTTCAAGGTATTGTACCTGGTACAATTGCAAAAGATCCTAAAGCTTTATCTAAAGTTGGAATTACAACAAAAGATTTTAATTTTAATGTTTTAGGAGCTAGAGCAAAAAACAATATCTATAAAACTATAAAAAATAATTTACGTACAGCAAACGCGGCTTTAAAAGCTGGCGAAGTTGATGAGGCTAAAAAATCAATCAAAGTAGTTAATGAAATCTATGATGATGTAGCAAGTAAATTAAAAGCTGTAGATAGAAAAAAATTACCTAAATATAATTTAAAAGATAATTTTATTGATGAAATAAATTTAAAAGAAGTAAAAATAGGTAGTAAACAAAATTTAGATAAGTCTCTAACAGATTATATTAAGTTTGTTGCGTCTGGTCCTGCAAAAGACGTTAAAAAAATAACTCAACCTAATTTAAAAAAAGCAGTAGAACTATCATTAAAAGGAGATGACGAAGGTTTAAAAAAATTAGTTAAGTCTAGAGTTCCTGGAGTAAAAGCAGGAGAAAAATTTGTTATTCCTGCAGTAGCTACATTAGGAGCTACAAAAATGTTAACAAGTGAGGTAGAAGCTGAAGAAACACCAATTAAATATAATGATGAAGCAGGAGCTTTTTTAGATCCTAAAAATGATGAAAAAGTTTCAAACAGAACTATGCTTGAATGGGCAGCAGACAATCCAATGCCAACGGCAGCTGTAGCATCAGCTCCTTTGTTAAGTAAAACAGTAAGACAAAGTACTGGTAAATTATTAAAAGGATTACTTCAAACTATAGGAACGCCAACAGGAGTTACTGCTTTAACAGCAGGATTAGGTGGTGTTGATTTAACAGAAACTTCTGATAGACTTGGGTTGGAAGCAGAAGCTGCTCTTGCAAAACCATTAGTAAGTGGCTCTCAAGATGTTGCGAGAAAATTTTCTAATCCAACAATAAGAAGAGGATTACAACAAATTTTAAATTTAGGTATGACCCCCACATTTGCAGCAAAAGCCGCAAGAGTTGCATCTCCTCTTGGTATAGCTAGTTTAGCTGGTGAAGGTTTATATAAATATGGTAAATTTGCTACTAATGAGATTGAAAGAATTAATGACATGAAAGAAAATAATCCAGATGCATATGCAGAATATCTTGCAGAACAAGAAGAACAAATGGGAATGTCAGCATAATGGATAGAAGAACTTTTATAAAAGGATTAGGAATACTTGCATCAATGCCTATGATGAGTAAGTTAAAATTTTTAAATACTCCTGCTGCTAAAGAAGGTATCATGGCAGCATCAGATAAAGGTATTGAATTTTATAATATGGTTATTCAAAAAGTAATTCGTGAAGGTAAGAAAGTTGGTGAAAGAGATAGAGCCGATNTNTTTACACATCCNGANAGACCAGATATTACAGTTGAAGTTGATAGAACAACTGGTAGTTCAAATGTAGAATTTATGACAGATAGAGATACTAGAGCTATGGCTGAAATTAGAGTAGATAAAGGACCTGAAACTGGCGGAAGAGCTGTTGAAGAATTAGAAGAATCAGAAGTTGTTTTTAGAAGCGCAGGTGATGAGTATGTAGATGAAGTAGAAGAAGGTATTGAGAGTGGAATTACTAATTTAGAAGATTTCGTAGGAAGGCAAAAGAAGAAAGATGGTGGGATTATGGAATTGACTATGATTAAAATACCCGATATAGATGCATCAGGTGTTGAAACATTATTTAAATCAAGATAGGATAGAGAATGGCAGATTCAATAGATAAATCAGTTACTGATACTAAAACAACGGTAGAAATTCCAGGCGCGGAAGAAATTATTCAAGATCAACAAGAGAAAATAGAAAAAGTACAAAGTGATGGTGGTCCAGTAGAAATTGAAATGGATGACCAAGGTGGTGCTGAAATTTCATTCGATCCAAATGCAGTGACACCAGAAGGAGGAGAAGAACATTTTTCTAACCTTGCTGAATTTTTAGATGATGGACTTTTAACTGAATTAGCAACTACATTATCTGATAAATATACTAGCTATAAAGAATCAAGAGCTGATTGGGAAGATAGTTATAGAGAAGGTTTAGATTTATTAGGTTTTAAATATCAAAGAAGAACACAACCTTTCAGAGGTGCAAGTTCTGTTACCCATCCTGTATTAGCAGAAGCCGTAGCACAATTTCAAGCAACAGCTTACAAAGAATTATTACCAGCAGATGGACCAGTAAGATCACAAATTTTAGGAGCAGTGACTCCAGCAAAACAAGACCAAGCAAATAGAGTTAAAGACTTTATGAATTATCAGTTGATGGATCAGATGAAAGAATATGAACCTGAATTCGATCAAATGCTTTTCTATTTACCCCTCGCCGGTTCTACTTTTAAGAAAGTTTATTATGACGATCTTTTAGGTAGAGCCGTCTCTAAATTTGTTCATTCTGACGATTTAGTTGTACCTTATTCTGCTACATCATTAGAAGATGCAGAAGCTGTTGTACATGTAATTAAAATGTCTGAAAATGAATTACGTAAACAACAAGTCTCTGGTTTTTACAAAGATATAGATTTAGGTGAACCACCAGTTGTTGAAAATCAACTTACAGAAAAAAAACAAGAGCTAGAAGGTATAACTCAAAATGGTCAAGAAGATATGTATACTCTTTTAGAGTTTCATATTGATTTAGATTTAGAAGGATATGAAGATGTTAATCCTGAAGATGGCGAACCTACTGGAATTAAAGTTCCTTACATTGTAACTGTTGATACAGCTAATACAGAAATTTTATCTATTAGAAGAAATTATCAAGCAGAAGATCCATTAAAGAAAAAAATAAATTACTTTGTACAATTTAAATTTTTACCAGGAACTGGTTTTTATGGTTTTGGTTTAATTCACATGATTGGTGGTTTAACTAGAACTGCAACATCTGCACTAAGACAATTACTTGATGCCGGAACTTTAGCTAACTTACCTGCTGGTTTTAAAACTAGAGGTGTAAGAATTAGAGATGATGCACAACCTTTACAACCTGGTGAATTTAGAGATGTAGATTCTCCAACTGGAGCAATTGCAGATCAGTTTATGCAATTACCATTCAAAGGACCTAATGCAACATTATTACAATTAATGGGTATTTGTGTTCAAGCAGGTCAACGCTTCGCGTCCATCGCTGATAATCAAGTAGGCGATATGAACCAACAGGCCGCCGTGGGTACCACTGTGGCGTTATTGGAACGTGGATCGCGGGTAATGTCAGCTATACACAAAAGATTATACGTAGGACTTAAAGAAGAGTTTAAATTATTAGCTGGAGTTTTTAAAACTTATTTACCACCCGTTTATCCTTATGATGTACCTAACGCATCTAGAGAAATTAAAGTACAAGACTTTGACGAAAGAGTAGACATACTTCCAGTAGCAGATCCAAACATATTTTCACAAACTCAAAGAATATCAATGGCTCAATCTCAATTACAATTAGCTCAATCTAATCCAAAGATACATAACTTATACCAAGCTTATAGATCTATGTATGAAGCATTAGGAGTTAAAAATATAAACGCAATTCTCCCTCCACCGCCTCAACCTGCTCCAATGGATCCAGCTTTAGAAAATATAATGGCGATTAGTGGAAAACCATTTAAAGCTTATCCTGGTCAAGACCATAAAGCTCACATTGATGCTCACTTAAATTTTATGGGTATCAATATGGTGCAAAATAATCCGATGGCTATGATGTTGTTACAAAAAAATAACTTAGAACACATTAGTTTAATGTCCCAAGAACAAGTTCAATTAGAATTTGTAACTGAATTACAAGAAATACAAATGTTAATGCAAAATCCTAAAGATCCTAGAGGTCAAAAAAGAATTGCACAGCTATCTAGAGCAATAGAAGCAAGAAAAGCTATACTAATTGCTGAAATGACAGCTGATTATGCTAAAGAAGAAGAAAAAATTAGTGGTGAATTTGGTAATGATCCATTAGTAAGACTAAAAGCAAGAGAAATTGACCTTAGAGCTCAAGAAAACCAGAGAAGAGAAGACGAAGGAGAAGAAAGACTTAATCTTGATAAGATGAAAGCGATGATGAATCAAGGTCAACACGAAGATAAGCTAGAACAGAACGAAGAATTAGCTGGATTACGTGCAGGAGTATCATTAGCTAAACAACAAATGTCTGATGCTAGCAAAATTCACGATTTTGGTAGAAATTTCGGAAAAAAATAGATATAGTTAACCCTAGGAGATAAATATGACAAAAGATTGGCAAAGAGGTTCAACATTCATGAACAAAGACGTTAAAGTTGAAAAAGAACTTGGCGTTGGCAAAGATGGTTACCAAACAGGTGGTGTTACTATCGAAGCTACTGATCCAATGACATCACAAGTTGTAGATGTTAAAGGAACTAAAAGAATGAGAGCCGGTAAGAAACCAGTAAAAGCTACTTGGTACTAATATGGCTTGGTTTGGTCTAGCAAAAATTGCTTTACAAGCAGGAAGCAAAATTTACGCTAATAAACAAAAAACAAAAATGGCTATGTCTGATGCACAACTAATGCATGCACAGAAAATGGCTAGCGGAGAGGAAGCTTACCAAGGTAAACTTCTTGAAGCGAGACAAAACGATTATAAGGACGAATTCGTGCTCGGAATATTGAGCGCGCCTATCATTGTACTGGCATGGGCAGTGATATCGGACGACCCATCTGCGATGGACAAAGTAAATATTTTCTTTGAACATTTTAGTAACCTGCCGAAATGGTTCACAAATTTATGGATACTTGTAGTTGCGAGTATTTTTGGTATAAAGGGAACTCAAATATTTAAAGGAGCAAAAAAATGAGACAAAACGGAGTAAGATCAAATGTTAGATTTCCATATGGAAAAGCTGGCATGAAAAAAGGTGGCAAAGCAAAGAAACAAGGATACAACGCTAGACTTGATGAATCTTTAGGAGCTAGAAATGGCAAAAAATCTCAAAGCTTAAAAGCTAGAAGAGATGAATCTAAAGGTGCTAAAAAAGCAGCTGGCAAAAGAGCATATTCAGCTGTATCAACAATGGATAAATAATTATGAACTCAAAACGAATGAACAGACTTGAAGAACTTGGCCGAGTAGATGCTGAAAAAGCATATACTAAAAAAGGCAAAAGAAATCTTAAAGATGAAAAGAAAAGAATCGTAAGAGAACTTAAAGATGGTGGTTCATTAAAACCTGTACCGGCTGGTAAAAAAGGTTTATCTAAATTACCTACTAAAGTCAGAAACAAAATGGGCTTTATGAAAAAAGGTGGTAGAGCTAAAATGAAAAGTGGTGGATTAGCTAAAAGAGGAAAAGGCTGTGAAATCAGATAAGAAGTGGATTCAAAAAGCAGTTAAGAAACCAGGTGCTTTAAGAAAATCTTTAGGTGTTAAAAAAGGTCAAAAGATTCCAGCTAAAAAGTTAAATGCAGCTGCGAAAAAAGGTGGTAAGTTAGGCCAACGTGCAAGACTTGCTAAAACCTTTAAGAAAATGAGAGGATAATGAAAGCAATTAAAAAAGTTAAACCAACATTAGGTTTAAAAAAAACACAAGAGTATAAGAGAAAACTTAAACTAAAAAGAAGAGGAAAAAAATAATGGCAAAACGTGGACTATACGCAAACATACACGCGAAGAGAAAAAGAATCGCGGCAGGTTCTGGTGAAAGAATGAGAAAAGTTGGAACTAAAGGTGCTCCTACAAAAGCTAATTTTGTAAGATCAGCAAAAACTGCTAAAAAACCTAAAAAGAAAAGATAATGAGAAAACAGGATAATATGCCTGCAAGAAATAAGAAAAATTTCAGATCTACAAAATCTGGAGCAGGAATGACTAGAGCCGGTGTCGCTTCCTATAGAAGAAAAAATCCCGGTTCTAAATTAAAAACAGCCGTGACTGGTAAAGTGAAAAAAGGGTCAAAAGCTGCAAACCGACGTAAGT